TGACGTTGATGCGAGCGGACATAGCAGCAACGGATGACGCCCTCATAAAACATCAACTGCTAGACGGTCACCCGACCGCGATGGCCAAGCACGCAGAGCATACGTCACGGACTGCCGAGCACAGAAAGTTTGTCGAAAACGCACTGCAAGACATGGACGCCAAACTGCAAATCGAGATGCGGTTGGCGGACGACACGGTAGCGGAGCGTATCGAGTCGCTTGACTCAAAACTACAGCAAGAAATCAGGGCCAACACGAATGTGTCCGACGACGACACAGCCGAGCGGCGGCATCGTGAATTACTTGAAGTGATGAAGGCGAAATAACGATGGCAGACACAGATCACAAGACGACGACGAGTCTGCTCGTCAAGATCGTGATGGGGATGGCTTCGTTCGGTGCGGGGCTTGCTGTGCTCGCTGCGGGCTGGTCGTTCAGTGCAAGCCAAGCCAACACGAGAACGATCAACGCAGCCGTCGCCGCGAGAGAGTTGCGAGACACAGAGCACGATGCACAGATGAAGATGATCTCGTACAAGCTTGAGCAACTCACTGCTGATCGCGATCTCGACGTCGAACAGAACAGGCGGCTCGACGAGCACAGGGCGACGCACCGCAAATTCTGGAAGCTACTGAACTGGTTCAAGAGTCAACTGAACAAGATGCTCGCTGCTGACAGCAAGCCGCTCGTCGAGTGGCCTGACATCGGCACAAGCGAATAAAGGCACAGAACATGGCAGTCCGCAAAGCAGTACAAGAGATCAGCGAAGAGTCTGTCGAGAAGCTGAAGCGACGCCGACACGCGACGCGACATCGACAGAACGAAGTCGACGTCGAGAACGATACTCGATACGCAGTCGTGTTGCTTCGTGTTGCGAAAGCAGTCGACACGAAGGCAGAGTACAGCACCTTGCAAGATCGCATCACAGCGATCGCGGGCGTGCAAGCAGCGAGCGTGCTGATCGTAGGCACGACGCCCGCTGCTGCTGACTTGCCTGCTGAGACGACACAAGAACTGCGAGTGCGTGCGAACCTAAACCTCGTCGCCGTTCCTAAAGCGGAGCCTCAGTGATGGCGGTCAATACTTGGAACGCTGCTGTAGATAGTGACGGCAATAACGTCGGCAATTGGTCGCTCGGTGCGTTGTCGTCGAGCGATACGTTGACGTTTGATGCTACGAGCGTTGCTGCTTGCAATTTGTCTGGAAATATATCCTGTGCGGCAATCAATATCACGTCGGCATACAGCGGGCAGTTCGACGCAGTGACGCATGACATAACGACGACCGGCGACATAACGATGGACGGCACGACGGCTCTGCTAATGGGAACGGGAAGCGTCTGGACTTGTGCGGGCAACTGGGATAGCTACCACCAAACTTTGACTCGTCAAACTTCATCCGTAGTTATGACCGGGACCACGAAACTATTGCAAGTGAAATCGGGAACGGGTCTTTACGATTTACAGATTAGTGGTGACATAGCAGCAAGCGGATTGTTCTTTAATCTTGCTGTATGGAATTACTTTCTTGTTGATGCGGGCAAGACGTTTACAGCAGCCTGTTATTACGGGTTCTATCTTCGCGATTTTATGAGTGCTGATATTTATGGAACGGTTGATATATCGTCAGGGTTCAAATTCTATTTACGGACACAAATTGATTTGCGTATTAAGACGGGGGGAAGAATAACAGGTCTTGGCACGCTCCAAACGTCGCAAGGTTCTGTAGGCTCGCAGATTAGTGAAATGGCTGGAACTTTTGACCCTGCACTAGTAATTGTCAATCGGGGGATAACTTTAACCGGCGGAGTGTACGGTGGAGACTGGACGTTTTCGCAGAACTATATCGACAAATCAATTGTACTAGGAACCGCTACGAGTCAGACTGTAGAGTTCACTGGTGATGTATCAGTTGACGCAGACAAGGCAGGTTATTCATACACGCTTGACATGGCGACCCACGATTGCGATGCAAAATTCTCGGGTGATCTTACGCTTGCGGCAAGTGCTGGAACGCTTGTCTGGAGCGAGGGTGCAACGAGCGTTGTCACGTTCGATGGCACTGGTACCCTGACCGATAACGCGGGAGTAGGTACGCTCGGTGACGTTTCTATTGAAGGTGCGTTGACGCTTGGAGCGAACGCTGTGTGCGACGACTTCGCAACGGTGTCGGGAGGATCGTTTGACTCGAACGGGTACGACATCAACTCGACGGGCGACATGGATTGGGCGAGCGGCTTTTCTATCGTCGACCCCGCTGGCTCGACGTTCGACATCGATGGCAACTTCACAGCAGACACCCAAACAATCGTTGGCTCTGCGACGTGGTACATGGACATCGTTGGCACTGCGGTTGTTAGCGGCATCGGTTCGGTGAGCAACTGCGACGCGACAGGAACGGGCGGAACAGAAGTCGACGCAAGTGCAGGCCCGTGGACTGACGGACTCGGCAACACGAACTGGAACTTCGGCGCGAACATAGCAATCAAAGCAATGCACCACCAAATGCAAATGGCGTTGTGATATGTTTCTAAAACAATCCACTTCCGTTCAAGTTCCCATCGGTCCATTCATGGACAAGGACGATGCGGTAACTCCCGAGACAACCGTTTCGCTGGCGTCGGCTGACGAGGCGGAAGTTCTTATTTCTGGCGCGAGTGGTTCAACGTCAGTCAGCATCAGCGCGAACGCATGGACGGCTATCACTGGCTCCCCCGGTTGGTATCTATTGACGCTTGGCTCTGGGAGCGAGACGGGCACGCTCGGCAACATCGAAGTCGTCGTTCAAGATGCGAGTCTCTGTTTGCCTGTGCGGAAAAGTTTTTTCGTGGTGCCAGCGAATCAATACGAAGCGATGTTCGGTACATCTTTCCCGCTTGTCGATTCAAGCGGCGACGTCACGGTTGCTGCGTTGTCGACGACGGCAAAGGCAGAAGTCAACGCCGAGTGCGACACCGCGATCACTGATGCCGCCCTCGCTACTGCGTCTGCGTTGGCGACGGTCGACATGGTGGTGGACGACATCCTCGCAGACACGAACGAATTACAAACGGATGACATACCGACAACGCTCGCGACGATTGCAGCGTACATCGACACGGAAATAAGTTCGATCATCACAACGCAAAGTTCACACACGTCGTCGCTCGCCACGATTGCAGCAGGCGTTGTGACCATCGACGGCATCGTTGACGCGATTCTAGTTGACACGGCAGAGATCGGCACGGCTGGTGCAGGTCTAACGGCGGTCGCGTTGGGCGATGTCGCGCACGGCGGCACGGCTGCGGTGCTGACCGTCGAACGCATCATCGCTGAATCGACAACACTAAACGAGCCGGCGTTGAAGTTGACCGGCAACGGGACGGCAGCGGGATTCAAGACAACGGGCGGCGCGACTGGGCCGGGGCTGGAATCTCTTGGCGGCGCGACGAGTGGTGCTGGTGCGAGTTTCTCAGCGCAAACCGAAGGACACGGCATCGACGCTGCGGCGGCTGGAACAGCGAGGCACGGAGCGCGATTCGTTGGCGACGGCACGGGATCAGGAATCTATTCGCAAGCCGGTTCGAGTTGCACGACTGGCGCGATTTACGCAGCCGCACCCGGCGCAACCAACTGCGACGGATTCTATGGACTCGGCATCGGCACGGGTTCAGGTTTCCACGGTGCGGGCGGCGCGACGGGCCACGGCTTCGAGGGCACGGCAGGCGCGGGCGGCAACGACTTCGACGGTTCGCTTTCGAGCGACGCACTTGATCTTGTGCTCGTCGACACGAAGACGCTGCCGAACGCTCTTGAGATCATCGCAGCAGCGTGCATCGGCATCATCAGTGGCGCAGGTACAGGCACAGAAGTGTTCAAGGGACTTGACAAGACAACGACACGAGCGAGCGTCACTGTCGACGGTAGCGGCAACAGATCGGCGATCACGTACGTCTGATGGCATCAAGCAAAGATACTTTCGAGGGTCACACGTTCAGAGCGAACTCGTTCGCATCGGGTTCGTGGCGAGGTGACAGTACAAGCGACGACATCTTTCCGGCTGACACGAACATCGCTCGATCAGGGCTTGCTTCGTCGACGCCTGCAAGATCAGGACTAGGCAACACTAACCTATCACGCGACGACGTCGGCAACACTGACATCGCTCGCGCAACGAGTTGAACATGTTCGAGATCATCGCATACAAGGGACGCACGACTGACTTCAGCGGGTCGCTGTACGAGTCAGACGGCACGACTGGCGTCGCACTCGCAGCGGAAGACGTTGTGCGATTCAAGATAGGGCGGGGCAACGCAACACCCGATCTCGATCTTGAGAGTGGCACTGTTGAGTCGAACGGGTCGACTGTGACTGTGACGAGCATCGTGTCGCCTGCTGCGTACACAGTGCGACTCGCTGAAGACGACGTCACTGCACTGACTGCTGGCGTGTACGACTGTGAGGTTGCTGTCGCTGACGATAGTGAACTCGCGCCAGCGAACGCAACGAAGCACGTAGAGCGAGGCGTCTTGCACGTCATCGACACGCTAGGAGGCGACACGGGCCTATGAGTGTTGTGAGTTACGCTGAAGCGTTGACGTATCTCGGCAAGACGACTTCTGTGACTGCGTCACAAGAGGGCTTGCTGAACATGATCTTGCCGTTCGTCGAGCGATCGATCAGCTACCTGTTCGGCATCGACACGTTCGAGCAAGAGACGATCACCGAATACTATCCCCGCACGAACTTTGGTGGCGGCGACGCACAGTCGCTTGAGTACGACGTCGCAGGCGGGCAAGCAGTGCCGGTCGCTGTGAGTCGCGGTCGACGATCTGATCTCGTGCTGCAACGTCCACTGCGATCGATCACGACGCTGTACGAAGATCGCGCTGCACACTTCGGGCAACAGTCAGGCGACTTCGCAGCAGCGTCACTGCTGACTGAGGGCACGCACTACAAGTTCGCGATCACGCAAGCAGGCATCTGCCAGAGCGGGCGAGTGATACGCATCGGGCGAGGCTGGCCCGCAGAGCAGGGCACGATCAAGGTCACGTACGTGCACGGCTACACAGCAGCAGAGATGAACAACGGCGGCATCGGTGCGCACATCAAGAGCGGCATGCTGCACATGGTCGCGAAAGAGTTCAACGAGACACTGCGAGTCGCACAGAGCGGCGGCGCTGACATCGAGAGCGAACGACTCGGTGACTACTCAGTGAAGTACGCAGCAGGCGGTGGCAGTGCAGTCGCTGTGCCGAAAGAAGTTCAGCGAGTTCTAGGCTTTGAAGTCAATTATGACAGGTTCATCTGATGTCACTTGCATCGCTTTGCGACAAGCAGATCACGATCACGCCGCGCACGAAGACGACAAGTGCGACGGGCGGCGAGTCGTACACAGACGGCGCAACGTACACTCGCATGGCTCGCATGATGCCGATGGACCCGACAGACAAGGCAGCGATCGTCTTCGAGAAGAAGGGCTTCACTGTCGTGTACAAGTTCTTCTTCTTCGACGACCCACTCGTCAGCGAGAAGTACACGATGACGTACGACAGCGTCGAGTACGAAGTGCTCGCACACAAAGACACAGATCATCAGCAGAGACTGTTCGTCGTGTTCGCAGCAGACAAGAGGCGACAACGATGAGCGCCAAGGACGGGGTCAAGGTCAGCATCAAGTGGAACGAAGCGTCTGTCAGGCGAGCGATCGACAAGCATCTCGACAACTTGCTGAAGCTTGCAGGCGAATACTTCAGGACGACGATCGTGATGAAGACACGAGCACGGTCGAACAGAGACGGCAAGCACTCGAACGTCGGAGAACACACGTTCGCAGGCGAAGCACGACTCTCGAAGAGTTACTTCTACGTGGTGAAGAAGGGCAGACACAAGTACGTGACGATCGGCACGCCGTTGAAGTATGGGCTGTACCACGAGATCGGCGCACCGAAGGCAGGGCTGAAGCCTCGACCGAACTTGCAACTCGTTTGGAAGAGCGAGCGAGCGAAGCTGAAGACGATACTCACGAAGTCACTAGGCGTGGCGTCGAACTCGAACATATAGGCGAAGACAGATGGATGCAGTGCTGACCAAAGTGAAGACGCTCTTCGACGCGAACGCGACGTTCACGTCTGCTGGGATCGCGTTGAAGCTGAGTCGCACTGGCGACGATCTGCCGTACGCTGTCATGACGAACGTCTCGAACCCGATCGAGACAAGAACGAACACGAGCAGATACTTCAACACGACGTTCACACTCAGCGTGTACACGACGACAGACACACTCGCGTTCACGTACAGAGACGCAGTGCTCGCAGCACTGAACGAAGTCGATCTCGCACTCAGCACAGCAGACGGCAAGTCGCTGTTCTGTTCAGTGCTTGACGATCTCGTCGAGCAGATGGACACAGAAGTGTGGGCTTATATTGCACAGTTTGAAGTCAAGCGACAGGAGGCGAAGTGACATGGCAGGCACAAGTTTAGCGATCGCGATCTCAGCGCAAGTCGGGTTCGATTATCGCAACCAAGGCGCGTTCCCGACGTCGATCAAAGATCGTCGCAACGTGCTGTACCAGAAGACGATCTTGAACGGGCAGGGCGCGAATCAAGCGCAAGCGATGTTCGTCGATCGTCGCACTCTGTCTGCTGGCTCGCTCGTCGACGCGATCGATCTCGCGGGCGGACTCGCAGATGCGTTCGGCAACACGATCACGTTCACTGACGTTCGCGGACTGTGGATCAGGAACTTGGGAAGCAACGACGGCGACGGCACGTTCACGCCCGCGACGGGCGAAGACATCGTGATCGGCGCTGGGACGAATAGTTGGGACACTCTCTTCGGTGGCGTCGCGAACGGCAAGCTGACGATCACGCCGAATGGTTTGTTCTTATGGACTTCACCGATTGACGGAGTCGCGATAGGCGCTGGCGCGACAGACGTTCTCGAAGTTGTGTATGCAGGCGCAGCAGACGTTGTGTTCGACTTTGCTGTGTGGGGCACGGTCTAAATTTTATCACTTACTTGGCACGAATAATCTAAGGAGAACATTATCATGCCTACTCATTTGCCGAAGTCAGGCACAGGCGGCGACGTGCAGATCGCTGCATCGTCTGTTGCTGAGATCAAGTCTTGGGCGTTCAGTCGCTCGTCGAACAACCCAGCGTGGGCGTCGAACGTGTCGGCTGGTTACAAGAAGCGAGTCGGTGGCGTCAAAGACGCGACACTGACGTTCGAGTTCGTGTACGACTTCAACGACCCGATCGAGAATCTGCTGCGAGAAGGTGACTCTGTCACTGTCGTCTTGTTTGCAGACGCGACGCACTCGTACAGTGTGCCGATCATCGTGTCGAGTCTCGAACTGAACACTGACATCAACGACGGCGAGCCGTTCGGTGGAACGATCAGCGGCGAGACGAACGGTGCGTGGACAGACCCGACTTAACTTGTTGCGGTGGGTCGCAACACCCGACAGCAACACACTGAGCAATCACCTTTTTTTATGGAGAGCACATCATGTCACATGGTGCTGTTGAGAGTGCAGCGAACGCTTTTGGAATCGGCACGACGATCACACTCGGTGGTCGAGAGTTCGTGATGAACCCAGTCGCTGCTGAAGTGTACGGAATGATCGAGCGACATCTTGAGTCGCTTGCAGATGACCCGTTCGACATCATCAAGAAGAAGCTTGTGATGTTCGACAATCAACCGAAGGTTCAAGCAGAGATGATCGCTCAAGCACTGGCGCAGTCTCGTCAAGTGTATCGAGCAAGCATCGTAGAGGTGTCGCAGTACATGCAGTCGTTCGACGGCACTGTGTTCATCATCTGGTGCATGATCAGAGGCGACAGCGACGTGCCTGAAGAGTACACGTGCTCGCGAGAGTTCGTGAAGGACGCGATGCTTGAGACAGTCAACGAAGCGATGGCACAGAACAGAACGATGGGAGAAGTGCTCGACGATTATCACACGAAGATCGACAAGGTGAGTGGCGAGGGATTAGCGGGAAACTCGCTTGGCCCGACTTCGACTGGGAAGAGTACATCGCAGGAACAACCGGCGTCGACGATCGACCCGAATACGACCAGCGATGCGCACGAAACGAGAACAGGTCGGGCCTGACCTATATTCCGTGGCGTCGAATCATACGCATGATGGCAGAGTCGTACGGGTACACGCCGAAGCAGATCAGCAAGATGACGATGTACCAGATCAGATCGCTGTGCTGTGACTTGAAGAACTTGCCAGGGAAGCACTTAGTCAACGAGGACGAGATGCCGGCGATCAGGTTGCGGCAAGATCGTGATCGCAGACTCGCGACAAGAGGACTCACGACATGGGATTGAAGCTTGCAGAAGCGTTCGTGAAGATCGGCTTCGACACGACAGTCTTCGACAAGAAACTCGCGAAAGCAAAGAAGAGTTTCTCGAAGGGACTTGCTGACATGGAGCAAACGGCGAAGAAGGCTCGTCTCGGCGTCGCTGTTGCTGCGGGTGCACTCGGTCTTGTCGTGAAGACAGCAGCGACGTTCGAGCAGAGCATGGCGCGTGTCAAAGCGATCAGCGGTGCGACAGGCGGCGAGTTCGCTGCGCTCGCACAGAAGGCTCGCGATCTCGGCAAGTCGACAGCGTTCACTGCTGACAACGCAGCAGAAGCGATGGGCAACTTCGCGCTCGCGGGCTTCGATACGAAGGAGATGCTCGACGCGATCACGCCGACGTTGAACCTTGCTGCTGCTGGGCAACTCGACATGGCGACGTCAGCGAGCATCGTGTCGAAGACGATGCGTGGCATGCAGATCGACACGTCGAAGACTGGCGAAGTCATTGACGTTCTCACGAAAGCGTTCACGACGTCGAACACTGATGTGATCCAGCTAGGCGAGGCGTTCAAGTTCGTCGGCCCTGTTGGCGCTGCTGCTGGCAAAGACTTGGGCGAACTGACTGCTGCGATTCAGTTGATGTCGAACGCAGGCGTGCAAGGCGGCATGGCAGGCTCGTCGTTGCGCAACATCTTGATCAGACTGCAAGCACAGCCGACAGAAGTGAAGAAGGCGATGCAAGCGATGGGCGTCTCAGTCGAGACGTCTGGTGGCAAGATGCGACATCTCGCTGACATCATCGACGACATGAACACAGCGATGGAGTCGATGACACAGATTCAGAGAAGTTCGACAGTCGCACAAGTCGGTGGTCTACGGGCGATCGCGGGCTTGACTGTTCTGCTCGAACAGGGCGGCGACGAGATGCGCAAGTTCGAGCACCGCTTGAGTGATGCAGGCGGCACTGCTGCGAAGATCGCTGCTGTGCAACTCGACACACTGACGGGCGAGTTCCAGAAGTTGAAGTCTGCGATCGGTGAGATGTTCATCATGCTCGGCAGCGAACTTGCGCCTGAGATCAGACAGATCGTGAAGACGCTCACGAAGTGGGTCAACGGCACGGGCGAACTGAACACGGGCTTGAGCAAGACGATCATGACAGTCGCAGCGTTCGCTGTGAAAGTTGGCGCAGTCGTCGTCGCGATCGGCTTGGCTGTGACTGCACTCAAGATGATGGGCGGCGCGATGATGGCGCTGTCGAACCCGTACACACTTGCGATCGCAGCAGTCGTCGCACTTGCTGCTGTGTGGGTCGATGCGACGATCAAGGGGCAAGCGTTCTCAGAAAGTCTCGACGACATCGCGAAGAGTCTGCTCGGAGTCACAGCAGCAGAGAACGCAGCGAAAGACGCTCGCGAAGTTGCAAACAAAACGAAAGAAGGCACAGCAGCAGACAAGGCACTCAAAGGTGAGCGAGCAGGCACAGTCTCGAAAGAAGAAGCACTGAAGACTGTCGACGCAGAGATCGCAGAACTTGAGGCGGCGCGAGACGAAGTCGCTGCTGAAGGCAAGAAGCTTGCGCAAGACGCGCAGAAGGACTTCAAGCACAACACCGACATGGGCGACATCAATAATCCGATCGACCACATCACAGCGTTCACTTCGTACTACTCCGGCAAGGCGAAAGCAGAGCGGGCGTCAGCGAAGAGCAAAGCCGCTGGCGATATACAGGGCAAGATCGATCGACTGCGCAACAAGCGACGAGTCTTGTCGCCAGTCAAGAACATGGACCTCGCAGACGAAGAGCACTTGACGAACAACGCTGACTACCAGCGACTGAGCGAAGACGAGAAGATCGAGATACTCGACGAGCGTGAACGCAGAAGAGCAAAGAAGAAAGAAGCTGAAGCAGCACGCAAGTCACCTGCGATCATCGACGACGATGTCTCGCTGTTGTCAGACAAGGCACTCGGCACGCGACTCGCGACAGCGAACAAGAAAGAGAGAGACTTGCGTGCTGAAGCGACTGATCGCTCTGGCAGGATCAACGCTGGCTCTAGTCCGAAAGAGCGTGCGCAATTACAAGAAGGCGTGAAGGCAACGCGAAAGAAACTCGAAGAGCAGCAGAAGAAGACAGCAGTGCTCGACAGAGAGAACGCGACTCGACGACTCGCTGGCAAGGTCGACGATCTTGATGACCCGACGAAGTCAGCAAGCTTCTTGCCGTTCGAGAAGAAGCAAGCGATCAGAGCAGCAGCAAGCAAGAAGAGACAGCGAGACGAGTTCATCGCTGATCAGAAAGCAGGTGCGACACGTGACGAGATCGAGACGAACCCGGCGCTCGCGCGATTCAGGACAGATCGACACACGAAGGGCGCTGATCAAGCATCGGGGGGAATGACGCGAGCAGAACGCAACGAGCCAGAGTCTGACTTCGAGAAGAGAATGAAGGCAGAGGTTGATCAGAACGAACGCAACAGACTCGCGATGGAGAATCTCGGCAGTCAGCTTGATCGCGCTGTCACAGAGGGAGAGAAAGAACGCGACAGACTCGCAGACGTCGACAAGAAGATACAAGATCGCGACAAAGAAAAGCGAGAGAACCAGAAGTTCGCGTTCACATCGCTCGAAGGATTCTCGCAGAACATACAGCAAGGACTCGGCAGCAAAGACAAGCTTGCGATGGAGCGCAACAAGATTCTGAAGAAGATCGACAAGAACACTGCGACTGCTGATGAAGTCGAAGATCGTATGGCTGACATCGTCGTCGATGGCGCATAGAAAACAAAGGGTGCGAACATGGCTCGCGAAGTTCTAGCAGGGTTCCCGACGTTCAACATCACGAAGGACGGCATCACTGCTGCGCTGAAGATCAAGACAGACTGGGATGACATCGACGCACTCGTGCTTGAGTTGATGCCAGAACCGAGAGTCGTCGGCACAGCAGTGCTCGGTGCAGAGACTGCTGCGTTCCCTGGTCGCCCGCACTTGCGTGTTGAGTCTGTGAGCATCGAGCCGTTCGACAAGAACAACTCTCCGACGACGACTGGCACTGGGCTAGGCGAGAACGA